TAGACCTACCGACCCGATAAATCCTTTGATAGATTTTGATACAAGAGATATTGAACTTGGCGAAGATATTGAACTAAGCACAGGTTCATATTTTGGAGATATATTTACAGAGTTGGCTAACAGTCTTAAATGCAGAATGTATTATGATAATGTAGGACATTTGGTTCTCACAAGAGGCTCTAGTGACTTTGAGTTTAAAAACAAAGCCCCTATGTGGGTGTTTGATGATAAGGCAACTGCTGAATATATTTCTTCTAGTTTGACTTATAACTTTTCCGATGTAAAGAATAGAGTGACTGTCTGGGGAGAAAATTTTGATGGTGCTAGTTTCGTTGGCGTTGCCGAAAATGATAATCCTAAATCCCCAGTAAGAATTAGTCTTGTTGGATATCGTGTGGCTAAAACAATGGAAGATATGTTTGGCTATGAGCAGGCTAACGTAGATGCTTATGCTGAAATGTATCTTAAAATGAAAAGCATTATTGGCATGAGCGTTAAATTGGATTGTACAATGCTCCCTCATTTAGATGTGGAGGATGTTATATTAGTCAGAAATGAAGAATTAGGATTGGATAATGTGAGATTTTTAATAAGCGAAATTTCAATAAATGGAAATGAAATGTCGATTTCATTATGCAATGTTGATAATCTTCCGGAGTTCAGTGAATTTGAATGACTTGCAATGTGTGTAATAATAAGGTGGTGAGAGAGTGACTAATAAAAAAGATGAAAATTCTGAATTGCTTACAAAATTAATTTCTACTGTTCAAAAGAAAAATGACAAAGAAAAAGTAAATGATAGTGTTAAAAGCAAACAGGCTAGAGTAATTGGTGTTGATGATGAAACGCATAAAGTGTTTGTTTATTTTCTTGATGATATAGAAGAAAAAGAGTATAAATTTTTGAATAAAACAGGGGAAGTCATTGGTGTTGGTGATACTGTTAAAGTATTTTATACTAGCAATTCTGCAAAGGGTTGGATAGGCGAACGCTGTGGTGAGCCAAGATATGATGGCGGTTATTCTCTTGAACCAATTACGTCAATTACTATAAATTCCAATATAGATTATTCTGTGCATACAAACGCTGGCGTTGAAAGATATGTTGGGATTTTTGAGGGCGAATAAATATGATACCTGATTTGAAATTTTATAAAGATGAAAAAGGTCGTATTATAGAAGCAACAAGAGGAGATAAATATGCAACCATTGAGTGGGCAAACGAAGATGTAGATATAGATTTTTGCAATTTTGTCATCACAATAGCCATAACAGCGAGAGGAGTAGGGAAAGATGTCTGATGTAGACGAGAAAAAAATAGAATTTGTCAGTGACACAGATGTTAGCATACCTGTACGCTGGAAAACAGCCGCAACAGACTTGAGATGGAATAATGCTATTGCTATGGCTGTAACCATTGCAAGAAAAATTGACACTTCTAATTTATGGGACGGATATTTGCATTTCAGAGAAAAAACTGGGGATTTTAAAATTAATCCCTTTGTGTTAAAAACCATGGATATCGAAGATGGGTTTATATGTGATATTCAAACCCCCATAGATATTTCTTTTACAGAGAATGTGGCTTATCACTATATTAATTCTTTTGTTTTAACAACCTCAAGGATAACAGATAACATGCCTTGTGTTACTGGGAGTGTGTATAGCACTGATAGCACCACTATATATATTGAAATGACAAACCCAATCACAAGTATTTCTGCAAACGAAAATATAAAAGCTTTTGAAATAACTGCTACATTTGGTGGAGTTAGATATACGTTTAACCCTGTAAAAGTAGAAATATCAGATGTGTCTAGGATTAAACTTACTGTTACTGATATGGGTCAAGTATCTGGTGAGGTAAATATTTTGTATAAGAGCGAATTAGGAAATATTAAAGAAAGTGCTTATGATGCTTATATTGAGAGCTTTAATAGGGCTTTTACTTATACTATGAATTATTTGGAGGGAGAATGATATGAAAATCAAAGGGCATACAAAAATAGAATTATTTAACGCGGAAACCGGAGAGTTAGAACAAGTAGTAGAAGAAAATAATATGGTTACAAGTGCCGTACAGAAGCTTTTAAATCTTCCGGTTGAATTTGTGTCGTGTAATACAAGTATAAAAACGATTCTCGACAACACTTTACCTATATCTACTAACGCCATGGGTGGAGTGCTTCTTTTTAGTAATAAAAAAGAAGAAAACTCAAATTTGATATATGCAAATGGTGAGGGTGCAGTTGGACATGCTGGAAGAGTATATTCTGGAACTAACCCATGTACTGGGACGTTGAATGAGACAGAGTGTAGAACTCTTAGCAACGGATATCGGTTGGTGTGGGATTTTGCTACAGACCGTGCAAACGGGACAATTGCTTGCGTTTGTTTAACAAGTCGCACAGGTGGATATATAGGACTTAATGAATATTGGGATCCGACAGCAGACAATTATAATCCTAAGATAACTAATTTTTATAATTTTGATAACAACCTGTCAAGACCTTTATACAATCTCCCAAAAGATATCCCAACAAGCGAATTTGGTGGAATTAGAGGAATAGTAGCTAAAGACACCATTGTTTCTTTGTCAAATCCGTCTACAACAACATTTAGACTTTCTTATTATAAAATACTTAACACAGAAAAGATAGAATTAAATTGGGGTGATTGTGGTAGCTCTGCAAGTTCGCCATATAAGACACAGGACATATCTATTACAAACCCAGGAGATTATACTAGTTATACAGATTCAGATGGTTTTATACGTTGCATTGGATATGGTCATCAAGAACAAGAAGATAAGATACACTACGACATTTGGTTTAATTGTAATAGAATTAATGCTTTAACAGGAACTGTTGACCTTGATAAAAAAATACTTATTAATGTTCAAAGTTTTCCTGATGATTTTTATATCAAAAGGTTCGCCAATGCGGGCATCGGGAGCAGTAATTTTTATTACAAATATAACGGTTATAAACCATTTTGTTTGATGAATAATTTTATTATAGCATGGTTTCAACTTGGTACGAGTTCCTATTGCTTAGCTACTGTGGATTTTAACGGAAATTTCATAAAAAAATTTGATTTGACCAGTGGTTATAACGATAGGAAGTGGGAAAGGCTTTATGATTTGAAACGTAAAGCACATTTCTTACAGAACAACCAATGTATAACCGAAGATGGGGATATTATTAGGCTAGGATATTGGCAAGATAACATTTCGAATATGGATAATATGCAAATTTATACATATACAGATATATACCCATATTTTATATCTCGTTATAACTATAATGCGCCAAAACTGTATCTTAATAAAGACTTCACTTATTTGGCTACTATTAATAATCTAGCCACTCCAGTAACAAAAACTAGTGCCCAGACGATGAAGATAACTTACGATTTAATTGAATCATAGGATAGTTAAAAGGGTGAAATATATGACAATTACTCCTGATAAAATAATCACAATAGCAGGAATACAAATTAAACAAAAAATTATTCCAGATGGTCTCAGATGGAAAGATCCTACTAAAGCTAGAAACGCAAAATTTTCTCCTAATGCATTGTATAAAGCAAATGTAAAAATGCCTAAAGTGAATACAATTACAATTCATAATACTGCTGACTTAGATAATATTCAAGATGATGCTGAAAGATATACTCTTGCTACATATAATGAAAATATGGGTTCAGTTAGACCACACTTGTATGTAGACGAAAGTTCTGTATGGCAGTTACTCAGATTTGATGAAGTGGGATGGTGTAATGCAAGAGGTACTTATAATGTAGGGGCAATAGATGATATTGCTATTGAGTGTATTATGAACGAAAATAAACAATCGGATGCTATAGCAGAAGACAAAACTGCTAGATTAGCGGCATATTTTCTCCACGAAAACGACTTAGATATCTCTGCATTAAGAACACATACTTATTGGATTAACAAAAATTTAGGACTTAGTGGTAGTGTAGACTATCTTAATACTCATATTGAAAAAGGAGTAACGAAAGTTTGTCCTCTTTATATTATGCCACATTGGAGTAAATTTAAAGCAACAGTAAAAAAATATTTATTAGCATATGAAAAACCAGTAGAAAATGTACCCTATAAAATCAGAAGAAGCAAAGATAATGTTGAAAGCCAAATAGGTGTTTATAATAATCTGGAAACAGCAAAAAATATCGCTGATTACAATAGAGGCTATAAAGTTTTTGACAATTTAGGAAATTTAGTATACAAACCTAGTGTTTATTATTCTAAATATATTACCACTAAAGATAGAACGCCTATTAAATATGTGCCAGAACGCAATGCTAAAACTATATCAAGATTGCCTAAAAATACAGAAATTATAGTTTACTTAGGTAGTAATGTTACGGCAGAAAACGGCACAATATGGGTTAAGTTTACTAGCCCAGAATGTGAGAAATTTTCTAACGGATTTGCCTATATTCCGTTTCAATATATAAAAAAGAAATAAATAATAAGTATAATAAAGAAAGGAAGTAAATTTATGACAGACATACTTAACACAGTATTGGCAAATTTACTTATGGTTGGCGTTTTTCTTATTCCTTTAGTGCTTATGCGAATGGCAGATATTATTCTTGGTGTAGCTATTGCAAAGAAGAATAGTATCTCTTGGCATTGGAATAAATTCCTTTGGGGGCTGTTTTACACAGTTTGTTTTATTGTTGGAACGGGGCTGTTTACTACAAGTATTAGTATGATAGAACCTATAATTAGACAGTTTGGTATTGTCGCTGACGAAGCTACTTTAACGGCTCTTAATGGGATAAGTATAGTAGCTGTATGTCTTATAATCTTGGCAATTACTGTGACTTCTTACGGCAAGGACTGCTTTGAGAAAATCAAGACATTAGCGGGGAAGAGTGAAAAATCTGACACTACAAATTCTGTTATTATTACCTCTGAAAAGTGAGGTACAATATGAATATAGAATTTAATGAAAATTATCTTACTGAAATAACGCAAATTGATGAAAGAAGCAAAAGCAATTCGCATAGGCTAGATGAAGTTGAGGAAGACATTAAAGACCTTAAAGAAAAGAACACCACGCTGATAGAGATGTCAGCAAGTATAAAAAATCTCTCTGAAGGCATTGTAGATATTAAAACCGATGTTAAAGATATCAAACTAGACCAGAGTACTTTAAAAAATGAGGTTTCTGAATTGAAAAATTCACCGGATAAATCCAAAGCCAAAGCGTTTGATGCCATGTGGAAATTTGTTGTAACTGCTCTTGGTGGCGCATTTGTTGGTTGGTTAATTACGACTCTTATTCCTCAATTTGCAACATGAGTTTAGAATATTATTTGCAAAACTGTTGTACAAAATAGTACGGCAGTCTTAATTTTATAGAAAGGAATGATAATATGGCTGGTGCACTTTTGAAGTACGGAAATGATTATAATACGCCCGTTGCAGAGTTCGCTGTCACACAAGAAAGCGATTTGCAGGATTTACCCACGTCTACTACACCGGGGAAGGGTATATTTAAGGGTATAAATGCTGTACCGATAGGGAGTGTATGTTCTTTCGGTGATACCACTGCTGGATATGTAAGAACATTTATGCTCTTTGATACATGGATGGAAATTTGATATGGAATATAAACTTATAAAAGAAAGGGTGAATTACAAATGGATATAGCAACCCTAGCAGCAGCCAAACGATATACAAACGAAACTGTAATTGGAATGGGGGCATTAAAAGGCGCTCCATGTACGGTTAAATCTGTTACTCCTGTTACTGGTGGTAATGAAGTAATTCTTTCTTGGACAGCAACAGACGGGAGCGTAACAGAGAGTAGCTTTGTTGTAAAAGATGGTGTTTCGGTTGTTGGAGTTTCTATTGATACTACGACAAATAGTCTTATTGTTGAGTTATCTGATGGCTCTACCAAAAATGCTGGAGTTTTGCCTAAGGGTGAAAAAGGTGATAAAGGTTTCTCTCCTACTATTACAGAAAATCCCGATAACACAAATGAGATATACAAACTTGACGTAACAAACGAAAACGGTACATTCACTACGCCAAATCTTAAAGGCACTGGTGGAGGACTTGACCCTGATAAGTATTACGACAAGGCACAGATTAATGCGCTCATTGAACCTCTTGATGAAGCAAAGCATACTCATGATAACAAAGATACAGTTCTTGATAAGCTTACTACTAATGACACAGGTGACACTCTACTGTTCAATGGTAATGCTATTAAAGGCTCTGTTGAAATAGATGATACTACAACTACGGCAACAGACAAGGTATGGTCTGCAAAGAAAACCAATGATACGTTTGAAGAAGTTAAACAGTCTATTACTGACACAAATGCCAAATTTGCTGATTATGATACTTCTGTTGAGGTTGATGGTAAGATAACCACTGCTCTTACTGATTATGAAAAATCTGCCGATGTAGATAATAAGCTTGCCGGATATGACAAGTCAACTGTTGTCGATAAAAAGATTACTGATGCTTTAGCTGATTACGATACGTCAGAAGTTGTTGATAACAAACTGAAAGACTATGCTAAAACAACAGAGGTTGATACAAAGCTTGCCGATTACTATAAGAAAACCGAAACTTATAGTAACACTGAAATTGATACTAAAATAACAGATTTAACCACAGAGTTGAAAACATGGGTTAATGGCGATGAAAGCCTTGGTATTAAAACAGTTTTATATGCAAACAACATTTTGATGTTTTATAAAAAGCCCAATGCAACAATAACAGATGTAGCTGATTTTACAATAATTCTTCCTGCGGAGCAGTTCTTAGACCAAGCTAACACTACATTTGTGAATAGTTTTATTTGGAGTGAAGAGACTTATCCAAACTCAATTAACCCTAATCTTGATGGACAACCAGTTTTAGCTCTTGCTGTTAAGGGAGATGCAGAGACATCTTATAGTTTTGTATCTATGAACGAACTTGTCAAAATTTACAAGGCAAGTACAGTAGTAAGTACAGTTACACTTACTATCAACGATGCTACTAATACGATTTCAGGTGAAGTTAATATCTCTGCTGATGAGGGTAACTTGCTTAAAGTTGGTACAGATGGTGGTCTTTATGCAAAAGCTACTGATATCACTGGTAAAGCTGATAAGCTGACTGATACTGACATTAAAGAGAACCAGATACTTCTTGATGATGGCACTGGAAATATCAAAGCAAGTGGCAAGGATATCTCTGAATACATCCCTGCTTGGAGTGGTACAAAGGCACAGTGGGAAGCACTCGATAAAACTCCTCTTGCAGATGGAACGATTATTAACATAACTGATGACTTTGCAGAAAGTCCTGAATACATTTCTGTTTGGAGCGGGACTAAAGCGCA